TGTCTCTATTAGTTTGTTCTGATAGAAATTCCAAATCGTAATTTGGGTTCTCAACAATCAGTTTTCTGGATATAATCATACACCTATTTATAAGATTTAATAAAATTTGCCATAAATTGAATCGTTTGGAGTATCAAAATCTTCTTTTGCTTCCTCGTCAGCAGTTGTAGGTGATTGATCCTCTACAATAATAGGATTATCAATAGAACTTTCAATTTTTCCATAGTCTCCAGAATCCACAGGACCACCAAGGAATTTCTCCTGCGGTGCTCCAGGTTCGTAAGAATAATCCATTCTCTTAGCAGTTATCTTCCAAACAAAGTGACCACCCATAAAATCAGCAGGATTAATTGCATCGTGTTTTTCTGTAATTTCAAAAACTATTGGAGATTGTTCAAGTGGACGATCACAAGCAGAATCATCAATAAGAAATAAATCTCCTGCAAGAGGAATAACTTCTCCCCAAACTTCACGAAAATTTTGAATTGGAATATAAATGACAATATCAAGATCGCTCATAACACCAAATTTTGTTAAAAATGTAGAATAACTTTGAAAATCAATAACCGCTTTTAATTTTCTTGGACCACGATAGCGAGCAGTTGGATTTTCGCCATATATTTCGTTCTGATCATTTAAATTATATCCTGTGCTCCAATAAGAAATAGGCATTCCGTAGTTAGATGCATAGTTTGCAACCATTCCACGATAATTACTTTTTACATTAGATATTGTGTTATCACATTTTGACACATACGGATTCTCATTTGTAGGAATTCCTGTATTACCTAAATCAGTTATTCTGCTTTGGGTTGAATTAAAAGTTGTAGTTTTCTTTAGTGGATTAAAAACGAATGGAACATTATACGCCATGTTATTATTTACATAAATAGAATGAATGGAAGATTATAATTACAATTTTGAGAAAAGAAACTTACTTTTACATTTCATTTCCGCATTTGACGGAGTAAAAATTAAAAGATTTGATGGTTCTAAATTCGCAAAAGAAGTTATAAAGGTTCCTTTTGTTTTTGCACCAAAGAGTCATATATTGTATGATGTTATTGGTGTTACAGATTCTATTCGTCTTCCAATTATGGCAGCAGAAATAAAATCAGAAAATCGTGATAACGAACGAGTTAAAAATAAAATTGATAAAATAGTTTATAAAAACAACAATGGTTCATTTGTCTCTCTTCAAGTAATACCTTGGAATATAGAAATTGAAATGATTATTCTTACAAAATTCCAAGAAGATATGGATCAAATAGTTCAAAATTTTTCAGTAAACACTAATCCGTATGCTATTATTTCTTGGCAGGAACCTAAGTCAGGAAGAGAATTGAGAACAGAAATACTTTGGAATGGCGATATTTCTTTTCAATATCCTGCAACTGCGAATTATTCTCCAAAAGAACCTCCCTTTCGAGTTACCGCTACAACATCATTTACTATAAAAGGTTATTTATTTAAAACTTATATAGAAAATCCAAAACCTATTTGTTTAATAAACACTAATATTTCTTTTACAGATACATTTTTTTGTAATTATGCAACACTAACTGCTTATATTAGTGATTCTTCAACAGACTCATACTCTATAACTGGAAGACCTGTTATGAGATTTGTTGCACCTTATTATGTAAAAGAAGGAACATCCCCGATTATAACTGTTACAGGCTACAGCTTTCATGACACAATTAGTGTATTTGTAAGTGGATCAAATAGTGAAATGTACTCAGTTTCTACATTCAAACCTTTTTCTGGTTTAGACTCGTTTAATGCGTTTCCTGTAGAACAATTTGAAAAATCATTTAATAAATTATCTTTTTCACTTCCATCTCCAAACTCAAGTGGTTTTATTGATGTTATTGCTGTGAATTCATGTGGATATGGTTTATTAACAGAAGATTCTGCGACATACGCACCATACACTAGTGGATTAATATCTCTAGTTAGTTATCCTCTCACATGTGCGTCTGCTGTTTCTTGTATTTAACTTATAAATATTAATAATGGACGATTACAATTATAATTTCGAAATTCGCACCCTTTTAACACATTTCGCTGCTGCATTTGATGGTGTAAAAATTAAAAGATTTGATGGTAAAAAGTATGCAAAAGAAGTGGTAGAGGTTCCATTTACATATGCTCCAAAAAGTCACATTGTATCAGATTTATTAGGACCAACAGATACAGTTCGTCTTCCAATCATGGCAGTTGAAATTACTAGTCAAGGAAGAGATAATGAACGTGTTAAAAATAAAATTGAGGACTTAAAATATAGAAATGAAGATGGAACTTATGTAAATTTAAAGGTTGTTCCTTGGAATATAAAGGTTCAACTAACAGTTCTAGCAAAATTTCAAGAAGATATGGATCAAATAGTTCAGAATTTTGCCATTAATACAAATCCATATATTATTGTATCTTGGCAAGAACCAAAGTCCGGTAGAGAATTGAGAACAGAAATTCTTTGGGATGGAACTGTTTCTTATGAATATCCTGGTAAAAATCAAGGACCAAAAGACCCACCATTCCGAGTTACTGCAACCACGTCTTTTACAATCAAAGGATATGTTTTCAAAGCAAATATTGAAAACTCTGCACCTATTTGTTTTATAAAAACTGATTACATTTTCACAGATAAATTTTATTGTAATTATGATACTTTGGTTGCTTATACAAGCACAGCAACAACAGAAAGTTATTCAATTACAGGACGACCTGTTCTTCGTTATGTATCACCTTATTATATTGTAGAAGGTCAGAGTCCAACAATAAAATTACAAGGTTATAGCTTTGGAGATGTGAATGGGTTATTTGTAAGTGGTTCAAATCCAACAATGTATCCAATGTCAACCTTTCAACCATTTACTGCATTAGATGTTTTTAGTGCTTATCCTGTAGATCAATTCACAAAAGACAACACAACTATAACTTTTACACTTCCTGCCCCAAGTGCAAGCGGTTTGATAGATATTATTGCTGTAAATACTTGTGGTTATGGTTTATTAACTGAAGATGCAAACCGATGCAATCGTGTGGAAAATCCATATCCTGTTGATGATCCAAATCACTATACATGGACTGTTTTACAATTTCCTTATTTAAATGGTTTAATTGTTGCAGACTTTTTCGATCCTTTATGTATAGATCGTCATGATCGTCAAACAATTTATACAGAAGGTGAATGTGATAAAGATGCTGCTATTCAATCAATTTTACAAATAATGTCTGGATGTAATATTTCACTTGCAGAACTGTCAGCAATGATGTAGAGAACCATTCTTTTAAACTTAAAAAAATCTTAAGTTACATTATATAAAAAGTAAAACTTTTATGCTTTCGGAATATGAATAGAAATTAAAAACGAAGTTTTTTATTAAGGTCGTCAATGTCGTTTTGTGTGCCATTTTCAACCTTTTTTTCTATTTCTTTTTCTAATTCTCTCACTTCTTTAATTTCTTTTACTCTTTTTTCATTTTTTAAATATATAGATACAAATTCAAAAAATTGTTTAAATGTAGAAAGAATCGACCATATTATTTTTAAATAATCCATATATTTATTTAGTCTAAAATAGTATAAATAACACTGTGTCCTCACAGTGTCAAAAAATTGAAATTAAAAAATTACCGTTCTATGCATCGGATATAACAAACTTTACATCTGCTGTTTGCGCAGTTGTAACTCAAATGTCTAGTGTTAATAGTGGCAGCGAACCTCTTTTTACAAGTTGGGCAGCTACATATTCAGGTGATTTATATAATACTTTTACAACCGTTAATACATATTCTGCAACTTGGGGCGGTGGAGGTGGAAATTCTAATGTAAACACTTTTGTTTATAGTAATTCTGCAAATATATTACAATCAAATAGTGTTGTTAATACTACATCAGGAAATTGGAATAGTGTTTATACTTCTTATAACTCATCAAGTGCTAGTTTTTTAACAAATAATTCTGGAAATAGTCGATATGTAAAACTTTCTGGTGATGTTATGACTGGTGGACTTAGTGCTCCGAGTTTATCAACAAACAACCTTTATGTTGCTGGCAGCACAATTAATTTCTTTGACGGAAATGGAAATGTTATACAAACTTTAAAAAGTAGTGATGTAGGAAACTTTAAAAGTAATTATACATTAACAAATTCTCGTTCTGCTAATTGGGAAAATACATATGTAAGTTTCTCTTCTCAAAGTGCTAATAATCTTTCTGTTTATAATACTGTTAATACTAATTCTGGAAGTAATTGGAATTACCAAGGTAGTGATCTTAAAGCTCTTACAGGAAATTGGCAAAATACATATACCGGTTTTTCTTCTCAAAGTGCGAATAATCTTTCTGTTTATAATACTGTAAATTCGAAGAGTGCAAATTGGGATTCAACTTATTCTACTGTTAATACTAATTCTGCTACAAATTGGAATTACCAAGGAACAGATATTAAATCTCTTTCAAGTAATTGGCAAAATACATACATAGGTTTCTCTTCTCAAAGTGCTAATAATCTTTCTGTTTATAATTCATTTAATTCAAATTCAAGTAATTATAATTCTGTTTATAGTACAGTTAATACTAATTCTGGAAGTAATTGGAATTATCAAGGAACAGACATAAAGAGCTTAACAAGTAATTGGCAGAATACATATACTAATTTTTCTACTCAGTCATCGAATAATCTAAATGTTTATTCTATAGTAAGTTCCAATTCTGCAACAAATTGGAATTATCAAGGAAATGATATTAAAGCTTTAACAGGAAATTGGGATAGGACTTATACTAATTTTTCTACTCAGAGTGCTAATAATTTGAGTTTATATACTACAGTTAATACTAATAGTGCTACAAATTGGAATTACCAAGGAAATGATATTAAAGCTTTAACAGGAAATTGGCAGAATACATATTCTACCGTTAGTTCTTATTCTGCTGCATGGGGTACAGGTGGTAGTCCACAGACATTATCATTTAATGCAAGTAATGCACAACTTACTATTAGTGATGGTAATACAGTATCATTATCAGCACTAAGCGGTTCATCATCAGGTGGGTCAGGTATTGATACGGCTGTTCGTGAATTAACTAGTAATTGGCAAAATACATATGTAAGTTTCTCTTCTCAGAGTGCGAATAATCTTTCTGTTTATAATACGGTTAATATTAATTCTGGAAGTAATTGGAATTATCAGGGAAATGATATTAAGAGTCTGACAGCAAATTGGCAGAATACATATTCTACCGTTAGTAGCAATAGTGCTACTAATTGGAATTATCAGGGAAATGATATTAAAGCTTTAACTGCCAACTGGCAAGCCTCCTATACCGCTTTAACAAGTTCAAGTGCAAATTGGAACGATACTAGAAATACTGTTCAAACTAATAGTGCAACAAATTGGAATTACCAAGGAAATGATATTAAAGTTTTAACTGGTAATTGGGATCAGACTTATATAAATTTTAGTAGCCAATCTGCTAATAATTTAAGTGTATATACTACTGTTCAAACTAATAGTGCTACAAATTGGAATTATCAAGGAAATGATATTAAAGCTTTAACAGGCAATTGGCAGAATACATATTCTACTGTTAGTAGTAATAGTGCTACAAATTGGAATTATCAAGGAAATGATATTAAAGCTTTAACAGGCAATTGGCAGAATACGTATACTAATTTTTCCGCACAATCTGCTAATAATCTTTCTGTTTATACTACTGTTCAAACTAATAGTGCTACAAATTGGAATTATCAAGGAAATGATATTAAGAGTTTAACAGGAAATTGGCAAGCCTCCTATACCGCTTTAACAAGTTCAAGTGCAAATTGGAACGATACTAGAAATACTGTTCAAACTAATTCTGCTACAAATTGGAATTACCAAGGAAATGATATTAAAGCTTTGACTAGTAATTGGCAAAATACATATACTAATTTTTCTACTCAGTCATCGAATAATCTAAATGTTTATACTACTGTTAATACTAATAGTGCTACAAATTGGAATTATCAAGGAAATGATATTAAAGCTTTAACTGGTAATTGGGATCAAACTTATACCAACTTTTCTACTCAGAGTGCTAATAATCTTTCTGTTTATACTACTGTTAATACAAATTCTGCTACAAATTGGAATTACCAAGGAACAGATATAAAAAGTTTAACTGGTAATTGGCAGAATACATATTCTACTGTTAGTTCTTATTCTGCAACATGGGGAACAGGTGGTAGCCCACAAACACTATCATTTAATGAGAGCAATGCACAACTTAGTATTAGTGGTGGTAATACAGTATCATTATCAGCATTGAGTAGTATAAATTATCTTTATGCACTTAAAGATGTGTATATACCGTCTCCTGCTAATGGTCAGGTACTAACATATAGTAGTGTATTACAAAAATGGACAACCGGTTCACCAGCTTCTGCATCAAATCAAACAGGTTATTATGGCTCATTTTATGATACCACTGCGCAAACTCTTACTGGGG